GCGATCTGCCGACGCAGGGACGCCAACTCCGTGTCGCCATTTTCCGTTTGCTTCTCCTTCATGGATTCGTCAGTCATTGATGCACTTAAGCTCTTGAACGCGCCTTTCGGCGTCTGCTCGCAAACCCTCAGCGATCTGAAACGCGTCGTACCAATAGCGCCCAGGCTTCCCGAGGCATCGCTCTGCGGCCAATTCGCGCTCTAGTTCTCTGGCGAAATGAGCCATGTCCTCCCACGCTTGTTCCAACCCGGACATAGAGGCAACCCGCACAGTGCGGGCTACCTCGGCATCGGTTCTTGGTGTGTCGCTCACGCTGCCCTCTTTAGATTTGCGGCCTTCATCCGTTCTTTGTGGAGGTTGAAGGCCTTGTTGAAGTCCATCTTCTTGCAGTCTTCCAAGTATTTCTTGAGGCTTTCGGCTCTGGCTTTGCTGAGGTTCGTTTTCATCTGTCTCTCTCCGTCTCGTTGATTTACTGTACGGACAGAATATAGAGGGTCAAGCCGCATGTCAAGGGGTTGCGCCAAATATTTGTACGGGCCATAATTAGGCCCATGAACCAGCCAGCCAAGCGGGGCAGGGGACGACCACCCATAGACGACCCCGAGGACGAACGGCTTGAAATCAGGCTCACCAAGGCCCGCAGGAAGGCGTACGACGACGCAGCCGCCAGGAAGGGGCTACCCACCGGCACCTGGGCCAAGGCCGTCCTAGACCGCGCTAGCAAGCGATAGCCGGTTCCTCGGGGTTTACCCACCATCGCAGGCGCCTTCAGGTTCTTTAGGCCCTTGGCCCCCGAGGAATTGGAGAGGTAGTTCACTGTTCCGAAGGTAGGGTGAGGGGAACGTGCAGAGCTGGCGTCAGGGTGTTGTGGCTCGTTCTCCTGGGCACCCGTTTCCAGTTCGGCGTACTCGCGTGGGAGCAGTCTAGCCTCCGCGTCGTGCGGCATTCGGCGACCTTCCGACAGCGTTTCAACCGAACGGCCACGGGAAACTCCCAAGGAATTTTCCAGCTCCGCTGTTCGGTCTTCCGCCGACGCCGTGCTCACGATCTGAAGTCGGTCGAGTCTCTCCATCGTCTTCGCCGTGCTACCTGATGCCAGTTGCACGCTCCCTCTCATAGTCGTCCGTTCTACCTAGTTGGCTGTACCAGTTCACGCAGCCGCTTCAACTCCTCGGAAGGCTCCAGCCTCTTTCCGAGCGCGATCTCGCGCTGGCGGTGCTGCCACTCCAAGCGATTCAGGAGGTCTTCGGTGTGTTGGTCGTCCATACGAGCCGTCCTTCGTAGATCGCCTGCAGCAGATAGAGCGCCGCGCGCGCGAGCCGGTGTTCCTCGTCGGGGAAGCCGTTGCGCTCGTAGTCCATGTGCGCTTCGCGCGACTCGGGGATCGCCAGCGGATCAGGGGCTTTGTTCTTCATGCTCTTGAAGAAGTTCGGATGGCTGGCGTCGCTCGGCCCTGGCGCCCCGGTCGTGTCGCACGGCAGCGTGCGAATCCACGCCAGATACCGCGGCATGCGGATCGGTCCGGTGTAGCCGCGGCGCAGCGCCTGCTCGAAGGTGAGTCCAGCCGGCAGGATGCGCGCGTTCAAGCCTTCACCTTCTTCTCGCGCGCTTTCCACTCCGCGCGGCAGCGCGGGCAGCGGACAATGTTTGTCCACATACCCTCCATGTCGTGGAGTCGCTGACCACGGCGGTGGCCGAAAATCCTGCACCAAAGACGGTAGATCATTTGACCGTTTTCCACGAACGCCCCTTCACGATGTTTCTGATGGCCTCCCAGGAGACGTTCAGCGCTCGGCCGAGCATCGAATAGCTGACGCCGTTCCGGCCGTATTGCTGCCGCACGTAACGCACGGCCTGCTCAGACAGGCGATGCTGGGGGTGTAGCGTCCCGGCTGGCCTGAAGGCGCGACCCTTGGCCCGCATGTCGGCCATGTTGTCGCTGTGCGAACCTAGGAATAGATGCTCTGGGTTGACGCACGCGGGCGTGTCGCATCGGTGGCAGACCATCGTCTCGCCAGAGATTGAACCACGCATTAATTCCCAAGCTCTCCGGTGGGCATAGGTGCGCTTTTTTAGGCGACTATGGATGCCATATCCAGCAGCGTTGGTGTACCCGAGCCAAAGCCAGCATCCACTGAGCGGCTCTTTTTCGACTAGCTGCATGAAGCGCGACAGTTCGCTCACGCAAACCGCCTAACCGTCTCGAGCATCCGGTCGACGTCGGCGAGGAAAACGTGCACCTCGCGCTCTAGTTCCTTGATGCGGATGTCGTCGCGCGGCAGGCGCTTCACGAAAAGGCGCATCCGCTCCGGTAGGCGCGGGTCATAGCTCGCGAAGTCGCACCACGCGCGCTCGCAGCACGCCATCTGCCACAACATCTGGGGCTCGTAGGCTGGCGGCACGCTGCCGTCGAGCAGGTACTGCAGGTGCGTCGCCGTCTTCGGGCACTTGATTTCGACCAGCCCGTCCTTGCCGACCAGCCGGTCAGGAGATGCCGCGCTGCGGTCGATGGTGGGATGCAGTACGAGCCCCACCGTATCCACCAGCGCGCCGATGTGGAGTTCGTAGGCCCCGGCGCCGAGCGGCTCATGCTCCACGCCCCAGCGCATTTCATCGTTCATGTAAGTGCTGTCCTGCGCGACGCCGGTCAGTATTTCAGCCACGAGCTGCGCGCGGTAGTCGCGCCTCGCCGCGGCCTCGCCGCTCTTGATCTTGGCGATCACGTCGCCCATGCGCGAGGCGGTGACCTTGCCGGCGCGCGCGGCCTGCCACTCGATTGACCCTTGAGGAAAGTCGATGATCCTCACGACTTCAGCCCCAGCGCCTTTTTCTTGGCTTCCTTCTTCTCTCCGAATTTCCGCATGGAGCGCATGTCGTTGAGCTGCTCGGCCGCTTTCCACGCCGCGCCGAACGCGCGCATCAGCCCCTTCTCGTCGGCTGCGGCTTCGATCTCGGCTAGGTGGTCTGCGTAGGCGTTCTCTTCCATCTGCGCGCCGCCCCCGTCGCCGTCAGCGTCGTCGCCATGCTCGGCGATACCGCATACCGCCTTCAGCGTGTAGCGCTCGAGGTAGGTGATGGTGCTCGCGCGCGCCTGGATCGCGTTCTTCGCGCCTCCGGCGTCCGGCGGGCCGTCGATCGTCACGGACTCCGCGTGCCCAAGGACGTGCCGAAGGGTGCAGGTGACGGCGATCAGATCCTTTTCGCTCTTCACCTGCCACGAGTGGCTAAGGCCGTACTTTGAAAGCAGCGGGGTGACCGCGTTGACCACGCTGAAGAGTTCCGCATAGCGCTTGTTCTTCAGCGGCCCGTCGGTGACCTGTCGGTTCTTCACCACCACCACGGCCTCGGCTTTGAAGTTGGAAAACGCCTGGGCGTAGGCCTTGCGCGCCTCGCTCGCTTCCCAGCGCTCGCGCACGGCGAGGAGGTGCTCGAGCTTGGCGACGTCGAACTGCGGGTCCATCGCCGCCTTTTCGATGATCTTCATCAGGGTCGAGGCGTCGGCCGCAACTGACACGGCGACGGCTTTCTGCGTGGCGGGTAGGTCTTTCGTGGCTGGTGCGTTCAAGCTGTTCTCCGGTTGAGTTGATTCGCGAACCAGCCGCGCTGCCATGCGGCATGGTGCTCCGTGTAGTCCTGCCACGGGTTGAGCGATGCCGACAGGCCCTGGCGCCCGGCCTTCGCGCCCTCGAGGTAGGCGTCCTGCAGCGCCGCGGCGTTGTCCAAGTCGCGCTGCACGAAATAGTCGTGCGCGTCGTCCTCGTCGCGGAACTTCATGCCGCGGGACTTGATCATTTGAGCCCCACGACTTTGTCCTCCGACGGTGCAGGTAGCAGGTTCGCGGCCTGCGCGGCATCAATCACCCTGCGCCCGTCCTTGAGCAGCATGTGCGGCATGAACGCGGCCTCGAAGGACAGCACGCCGCACTCGACCGCCGTAACCTGCGCTTTCACCCAGTCGCGCAGCACCGAGCAAACCGCGCGCCGCGCCTGCTCGATGCACTCGCGGTCATTGCGCCAGCCGGAGCGTTTCAGAGCCTGGGCGTAGCCTTTCCAGCTCGCCTCTAGATGCACGATGCGGTCGCGCCACTTGAACGAAACGATGGTCAGCCCGCGCTCGGCGTCCTGCGCGGTGCCGAACGAGGCGCAGCCCCATTTCTCCAGCGTCTTCTGCACCTCGTTCAGGGCTCGGTCGCCAGCCGTGGCGTTTTCATACGGCAAGCTCATGCTTTCTCCTTGAATGCTTCCTTGATCAACTGCTCGCCGATGCGCGACATTTCTATTCGGCCGTCGAGGTGCCCGAGCTCGTAGGCCGCGAGCAGCGCTTCACGCGGACTCGCGCGCTCGCCGACGAGCAGTGCTTCGATGTTCGCGAGCACAATCTCGCTGACGTCGTTCATAGCTCTCTCGCCTTGTAGTAGCGCCACTGCGGAGTGGAAATCCCTGGACCCGTCTGCAAGATCGAGGCGTCGTAATCGACCGGGAGTTGCAGCACCGGCCTGCAATCGGGCGAGGGCGGATATATGCGCACTATCAGCGCTGGGCGGTGCACCGACTCGGACAGGAGCGCGCCCCCGAGAAAGCCGAGGCCGAGCGCGGCGGTGAGCGCCATCATGGCCTGCGGTTTCATGCGATGTCGCTCGGCGGGTAGTTCTGCGTGCGCTTACCATGCCCGCGCAGGCTCGGCGCATTCGGCGGTGGTGGTGGTTTGGCACCGCGCCACATTGGATTCGAGCCCGGATGCCGACTCGGTTCGCGCAGGCTCGGCCACAGCAGGCCCCACAGGAAGCCGAGCACGATCCCGGCACCAAGGCCCGCGAACATGCCGATGATCGCGGCGTACTCGCTCATGCGGTCACCTCATCTTCGGGGCGCTCGTCCTCAAGTTCGTGGAGCGGAGGAATGCGTCTCAGCCATTCAACGGGGTGCCAGCCAGCCCCATCAGCTATCGTTCCGTAAGCGAGCGGGCGTCCGTCGCTGGCGTAGACAGCGCCGCACGTGTTGCACCACAAGTTTCTCGCCGGAGCGATTTTCGCGACGGTGAAAATGGTGCCGTAGCCTCGATATGGATCGCAGTCATGCGCCCTGATGACTCGCACCAAATCCCCGACCTTGATCGGCCCACTCACGTCACCCTCTCGAGCGCGAGCATGAACAGCGCGAAGCAGTAGAGCGATCCGAGCAGGCAAAGCCCGCCGAGGAGCAGGTACGCGGCCCCGACCAAGGCGCTCAGCAGATCATCGGCCGGCGCGCTCGCTGGCTCTGCCTCGTAGAAGCCGTGGCGCGCGTAGACGCACTTCGTGGGGCGCCCGGCGATGACTCTCAACTGCGGCTTGGTGGCTTGCATGCTCCCTCCAGTAATAGGGATGCTAGTGCAAGAAGCCGCCGGAAGTCAATAGGACTGCTATTTGATGGTCAGAAGGGGCGCTCGTCCCGGGGGCGCAGGCCGTCGATCAGGGCGGCGAGGAGGCGCTCGAAGTTGTCGCTGACCGCGAATGCGTGGCGCACGGTCAGGCCGAGCTTCTGGATGGCCTGGGCGCGGCACAGCCGCCGGTGCGCGGTGCGCTGGTCGGCGTAGTGCACGACCATCCACGCGTCGTTCCGGATCGCCGCTTCGATTTGCCAGAGCTCGGGCGCCATGGCTGCCATTTTCTTGTCAGCGCCGCGAAACCGTTGTCAGGTCGCGTTCGGTGCGAGCACTTTTCGAGCCCGAGAACCTCGCCAAGCGAGCCACATCAGCCAGCGCCGAAACGCAGTTAATGTGTATTCTGCAACGCACAAAGCAAAATTATTGTTAAATCGCGCTTCGGCCGGTGCTGGTTGATAGAACTGCGCCAAGGTGAGTAGCGCCAACATCGCTACCCGGCGCCCAAGCTTTCGCCCTAAAACCGGCAGAATCAACCCCTCCAGCTCGTCGGCCATCTGCGGGCTGATGTCGCGGATTGTGCAGCGCAACCCGCGCGCGAACTTGGCGGCAGCCTCGATGTTTAGCGGGGTGTAGCCGTTGAGGTACTGCCAGACCATGCCCTGCGTCCCGAGGGAGAAGGCCGCGCCGAATTCCTCCTGCGACATGCCCTCTGGAGCGCGTTCTGTGTAGAGGCGCCTCAGCCTTACGTGCGCGTCAGGCCAGCGTGCGTCTTGCCTGATTGATTTCATGTTTCACCCCACTTTACTAGGACGGCTCATAAACGCAACTAGGAGACATATTGATTTTCTGCAATAGGGATGCTAGTTTGCGGCAAATGACATCGCGCACGCGGTCGGTCCCGAAGGAACTTCAGGCGTACATCGAAGAAAACGAACTCTCGCAGGAGGGATTCGGCGACTTGATCGGCGTATCCCAGGGGCTCGTCTGGCAATGGCTCAACGGCGTTACTTCCATCACCCCGGAGTACGCGAAGGTGATCGAGGCGAAGACCGGCATCAAGCGCATGAGGTTGCTCTACCCAGAGGAGCGGGTGGCGTGAAGCTACCGCTCGTGCGTCCCGCGCGGTCGCTGCTCGGGAAACTGGTACGTCTCTCGTGGGCGCCTGGGGGATTCCGCAGCGCAGCCTTCAACGTATTCGATCGCTCGGCGCTCGTAGAAGTCCCTCGGGCCGAGTGCGTAGATGGTGATGGCCGCTCCACCTGGCGCCGCCAGGATGATCGCCATCGCGTCCGTTGTCGCAAGCAGCGGCACGTTCACGATCACTTCATAGCTGCCGGCCGTCTCGCCGTCGCGAATCGTCGGCACGGTGCTGCGCGTGAAGGGATGGCGTTCCGCGTTTCTCGCGATGCAATGGGCTACGTCCCTCGGGCTGCCGACTCCGGTGAAGGTGAAGCGGTGCCCTTGCTCCAGCAGATCCGATGGACCGGCGCATCCAGCGAGCAGAAGCAGGACCGTGATGTATCGCATGAGGGGCGCTATTTATTCGCCTCGGCGCGCGGAAAGTCAATAACCAGCGCAGGGGAGATGAAGTAAAGCACCAGCGCGCCGCGTGCGCGTGGCAACGAAGGGCTAAATGGGGACCTGGGTGAACGGGGCATCGGTGAACAGGGAGCGCAAGCGCGAGTTGCCTCGGTCGGCGCCGGGTGGCGCAGACAGCATCGTCCAGGACACGATCGCGCGCGCCGTGGTTGCCGAGCACGAAGCCCGCATCCGCTCCTCGGCCGTCGGCTTCCTTGACAAGTTCGTCGCGCTCTTCGCGGGTTACTCGCACCGCACGAATCTCTCGCACAAGCGAAAGCCTGCCGCGCAGAGCACGCGCGCCGGTGCGCAGATCGTTGCGGAGGTGAACTCTTTCTATACCCGTCGCCCGCGCCCGTGGCGCTGGCACGGCGCACGATGATTCGCCATTCCTCCTTGCGCCCTTCGGGGCGGCGCGCGCTTCTCCCTACTCGCGCGCGGGGTGTTGCCCGGGCCGTCTCTTTCCCTTCGGCGGCCCGGGCTTTTTCTTTCAACGGGCGTCGCGTCCCGCCGGTCCCGGTAGAACTCCTCCTCTGGGGACAGCCCCGGCGCGGATGCGGCGCCCTCCACTTCGGGCCCGCAGAACTCCCTGCTCCGCACGACCACGAGACGAGCGCGGCGCATAGCACCGGCGGGCCCACCACATGACCGCGCTCGCCGAGCTGATGGCCGACCGCGCGCGCCAGGCGCAGGCCAGGTTCTTCATCCGCGCCGGCCGCGCCAAGGGATTGCGCTGCGGCGACGGCGTGAGCGGTGAGCTGTTCGGCCTGCCGTTGATCCTTGAGGCGGAAGGGCTCGCCGCCAATCCTGAACTGCAGCGCTGCCGCGAGGCCATCGCAAGCGCGGCGCGGGAGTGGGCGGCGTAAATGGCCGGCGACTGGATCAAGATGCGCGGCGCGCTTCTGGATCACCCGAAGGTCATCGCCATCAGCCGGTCCCTCCATTGCAGCAAGCAATTCCGTGACTGGCTGACTCCAGGAGGTGGTGGTGAAGGCAACGGACAAATTTTGAGCGACTCCGCGTTACGGTGCGTTACCACAGCGTTACTCATGCGTGTGTGGTCCGTGGCACGCGAGCACGGGAAGTTCTCCGGTGACGACCTAGTGCTCGAGCACTCAGAGCTTGTGGATATCGACCAGATGGCCGGTGCTCCAGGGGTCGGTCAGGCCATGCAATCGGTGCGATGGGCCATTGTGCGACGCGGCGTAATTCTCCCGAACTTCAAAGAATTCAACGTTCCAATGACCGCTGCTGAAAAACAGCGCGAGTATCGAATACGCCACGGAAAAGGTAACGGTGCCGTTACCGAGACGTTACCAAGTGAAGGTAACGAAAAGGCCAAAAACGTTACCTCTAGAGTAGAGAAGAGAAGAACTAAAACCCCCTTACCCCCTTCGGGGGCGTTTGAGCGTTTCTGGACCGCGTACCCACGCAAGAAATCGCGTGGCAGGGCGGAACAGGCATGGCGTGCCATCAAGCCGGACGAGCAGCTCGCGGAACGCATCATTGCGGCCGTCGAGCGGGCCAAGACTTCGGCCGACTGGCAACGCGAGGGCGGGAGGTTTATGCCTTACCCGGCGTCATGGCTGAACGCGAAGGGCTGGGAGGACGAGGTGACGCTTCAGGTAAACGCGCCGTTCTATAGCCGAGACGGGGTCATGTAGCCATGAAAGCCGAAGCTTTTCTCTCGCGTTGCGAAAAGGTGCGCCGCACCGGCAATGGCACCTGGATCGCGTGCTGCCCTGCGCACGAGGACCGTAGCCCGAGCATGACGGTGCGCGAGCTGGAGGACGAGCGCGTGCTCGTGCACTGCTTCGCAGGCTGCGCGGTCGACGCGATTCTCGGCGCGGTGGGCCTGGACTTCGATGCGCTCTTCCCCGACAAGCCGCCGCGCGCCGACCACGTTGCACCGCTGCGCCGGCCTTTCCCGGCGGCCGACGTGCTCGAGGCGGTGGCGGGCGAGGTGTTTTACGTCGCGTACATGGCGGCGACGATGGGACAGGGGCACCAGTTGAGCGCCACCGACAAGGCGCTACTCGATCAGTCCTACGACCGGATCATGGAATCGCGGAGGCTCGCTCTTGGCTGATCCGCAAAAGGGTCAGGCCTTCCTCGACGCGCAGCGCGAGGCGCGGCCGAGCATATCCACGCCGCGGAGCGTCAGCGAGGATCTGCGGCGCGTATACCGCGACGGACTCGGGAGAGGAGATTGTGCCGGCTGGCCGTCGATTGACAAGCTCTACAGCGTGGCGCCAGGGCAGGTGACGACCGTCACCGGCTGGCCTAACAGCGGGAAGTCGCAATGGCTTGACGCGCTCGCGCTCAACCTCGCGCGCCAGGGCTGGCGGTTCGTCTTCTGCTCGCTCGAAAACATTCCGGTATTCCTGCACGTCGAGAAGCTCGCGAAGCAGTTCGTGGGCAAGCCGATGCGCCCAGGGCTCACCGAGCGCATGAGCGAGGACGAGCTGATAGAGGCGACGAACGAGATGGAGGAGTGGTTCAGTTTCGTCACGCCCTCGGAAAGGAAAACGAGCCCGTCGCTCCATGACGTTATCGAGGTCATCGAGGGCGACTTCAAGAAGCGCGAGTTATGGGGTGCCAAGGAATCGAAACTTGCGTGCGTAATCGACCCATGGAACGAGCTCGAGCACGTCAGGCCGACTGGAATGTCTCTGACCGAATACGTGGGCGAGTGCCTTTCCATGCTGCGGCAGTGGGCGCGCCGGCACATGCTGCACGTCTTCATCGTCGGGCACCCGGCGAAGCAGCCGAGGAACCGCGACACTGGGAAACTGCCGATTCCGACTCCGGACATGATCTCCGACTCGGCGCACTTCTGGAACAAGTCCGACAACTGCATCGCGGTGGCGCTGGTTGACGAGCACCGCTCGCGCGAGGTGGATATCCATGTGCAGAAAATTCGCTTCTCGCACATCGGGCGCCGCGGCCAGGCGACGCTGAACTACGACGTGACCACCGGCCGCTACCACGAGCCGCCACCGAAGATGAAAGCGGTTGGCCATGACGATTGACGACCTCCTCATCGCCAAGGAAGCCGCGCACCTACCCGCCGGCCTCGCCTGCCGGGTGCGCTACCAGGGCGCCGTGGTGGACATCCCAGAGCCGCGCGACCCGTTCGAGGTGTGCAACGCGGCGCGAGCGAAGGTGCTCGGCGGCGCGGTGCTCGAGCGCGATGCGCGTTTCGAGGCGGTCATGGCGCGGCGAAAGGCAGCGGCATGAGACCGCTGGAAGTCCACCTCGAGCTGCTGCGGCGCCTGCCGGTGCGCACGGTCGCAAGCAAGCGCAAGCCGCCATTGCCCTGCGTCTACTACAGCAACCGCATAAGCGGCTCGCTGCGTGACGTCGAGGAGCAGGTCAGGCTGATCCGCCGAGTACTGCGCATGGCCGCCGCCGGCGTGGAGCGCCCGGACATCGCCGAGGCGCTCAATCTTTCAACGGGGACGGTCGACAAGTATCTCGCGGGGAACATTTCAAAAGCAGCGAAGGCTGCGCTAAGGAGAAGTCGATGAGAACTTTTTTCGGAGAAGTAGCCATAGGCCCGAGCGGCCCGGCCGTCGAGATCGCCTGCTTTGACGACAGGCACAACACGTTGATCCTCGGGCTTGTGCTCATCAAACTCTACCTGAAGATCCCGCTCTGGTTCAGCGACGGCTACGACATCGAGCGCGGCTATGGCTTCAGCTTCACCAGCGACGGCCTGCATTGGCACTGGGGAGAAAAGACGCGCGTGTTTTGGTATCCGTGGACG